TGGGAACCACTCGGCGCAGATCCTGGACAGTATGCCGGATACGATGCAGGCGTACATCGGGAATATTCTTGCGGCCCCGGAGGGGTCGGACATCAAGCAGCTGACCGGCGTGGACATGACGCCGATCCAGAACATCTACAAGCTCTACGCCCTCCAGATCTCGTCGATGACGGGCATCCCGCCGTCGATGATGGGCGTGTCCGCCGACAGCAACCCGACCAGTGCGGAGGCGCTGCGTGTGGCGAAGGACCGGCTGATCGCGAGGGCGGAGAACAAGCAGCGTCAGTTCGCGGACAGTCTGGAGAGGATCGCCCGTACCGTGTGTGTGATGGGCGGCTTCGACCTGGCTGAGCCGACTGCCCTGGAGGTGCAGTGGCGTGACGCCGCGGCGCCGTCGGTGTCGGCGATGATGGCGTCCGCCTTGCAGGCTCAGGCGCAGGGTGTCCTGTCTGCGCAGACTGCTCGGGACTTCATGATGCTGTCTCCTCAGCAGCGTGAGCGTGAGAATGCTCGCAGCCAGGAGGTTGATGAGATGGCTGGGGCTGGTGTCGCTGACCGGTCTGCCCCTGAGGACGCGGATGACGAGGACGAGACTCAGGATGCTGAGGAGCCGGAGGAGAAGCCGGTGAAGGGGAAGCGTGACTGAGGCCGTGTTCCGCGCCCTCCTGGACGCGATCCTGATCCTGTTCCGCCGCAGGGCGTCCTCTGTGCTGCGGGCGCTTCCGGCGGAGAGCACGGCTGCGGGCGCGGATGCTGTGGCGGAGTCCTTGTTCCATGAGGTGGTTGAGCACCGGCGGCTGGCCCATTCTGCTGGTGTCCTGTTCCTGCGTGGGCAGGCGCGACAGCATGGCGGTGATGAGGCGTGGGTGCCCCGCCAGTCCCCCTACAGTCGGCGGGCTTTGCGGCAGGGGCTGCGGGAGGTCCCCGGTGGCCTGCGCAGAGGGAACGAGGCCGCCGTGCAGCGCGTGCTGGAGCATCACGTGGAGGCTGCGGGCCGGCAGGCTGTCGCCCGGGCCGTGATGGAGGCGCCACCGGACCCGGACGGCATGCGGAAGCACCTGGACAGTCTTGAGCACGACCTGAGGATGTTCTCGCCGTCGGTGCGGAAGGCGGCCCGGCGGGCTGCGGCCGGCCAGGCGGTCGAGGAGGAGCAGAAGGTCTCTCGCCGGCAGGCCGCCAAGGAGCAGGCCAAGAAGGCCCGCAAGGCCGAGAAGAAGGCAGAGAAGAAGCGCCGCAAAGCCGAGAAGAAGACAGCGGAGGAGGCGCGCCCCCACCTTGAGACCAAGGAGGAGCGGGCTGCACGCCGCCGCAAGGCCCTCGACGACGCGTTCGGGAAGATCGCTGACCGTGTCGGTGAGGCCGTCGAGGAGATCGAGTCGGAGCCGCACCTCCGGCAGATCGTCCAGGAGAAGGCCCCCCTGGCAGTGGAGAACCTGCCGGACCGGTTCCGCCGGGACCGGCAGGGGCGCCGGATCCTGAAGGCGTTCGCGTGGGCGAGGGTCGTGCACCCCGGCCGCCGCGGGCCCTGCGGGTTCTGTGCGATGCTCGCCGGCCGCGGCCCAGTCTACAAGGCGCAGGGCACGGCCGCGTTCGCCTACCACTACGGGGACCGTTGCACGGTCGTCCCGGTGTTCACCAGCCGGTCATGGCCGGGCAAGAAGGCAGCCGCACGGTATGCGGGTGTCTACGACAGGGTCGTCCGCGGCAAGGACCTTCACGGGGCTGAGGCGCGGTCGGCGATGGACAGGGCCCTCCGCGGCAAGCGGTCGGCGCAGAAGTCAGCGGCACGTAAGGAGCGCACAAATGGCTGACAGCACCAGCGGGGCGAGGCAGGTCGCCCAGGACACTGACATGGAGACGATCATCCAGAAGACGGCCGCGCCGCCGGCTGCCCCCGAGGTACCCCAGGAGGCCCCCGTGGAGCCCGTGGAGGCCCCCGAGCCCGCCCCGGCACCCCCGGTGCAGGCGCCCACCCCCGAGGCCGCCCAGGAGGCTCCTGCGGCCCCTGAGGGCAGGTCCGCTGACGACCGTATCGCCGCCCTGGAGCGGGCTCTCCAGGAGATGCGGGCCGAGCGGGAGGAGGCCGCCAAGCAGGCCCTGGAGGACAAGCGGTCCCGCATCCTCTCCGACGCCGGTCTCACCCAGGAGTACGCCTTCCTTCTCGACGGGGACCCCGGCTCCTGGCAGCAGAAGGCCGCTCTCCTGTCCTCTCTGCGAGGCGGGAACGGAGATAAGAAGCCCGTATCAGTCCCAAGGGACCCGATCATGAATTCTGATACTATGGGTGCAACCAACATCGAGGAGCAGGCCGCCGGGTTCTTCGGCCTGTCCTGACACGCAGGAAGGATAACGCGAAATGCCAGATCCGGCCGCCGCATCCCACACACTTGAGAAGCTCCTCTCGGGCGAGCGGAGGGGAGTCTTCCCGCCCGAGGTCATCGCGGGCATCTGGTCCAACGCCTACAAGGGGTCCGTCATGCAGACCCTGGCGCAGACCCGACCCGTCACCCTCTCCGGCGCGGTCCTCCCCTTCCCGATGGGCCACGCCACCGCCGGAGTCGTCGCTGAGGGCGCCGTCAAGCCGACGGTCAACCTGAACTTCGACGTCCGCAAGATCTCCCCGATCAAGGTCGCCGCCGGCGCCGTCCTCTCCGAGGAGGTCATCCGTCACTCCCCCGTGGCCGCCTACCTCGATCTCCAGCAGCAGCTGTCCGACTCGATCAGCCGCGCCATGGACAACGCGATCCTCCACGGTAAGGACGCGATCACCGGCAACGTCCTCGCGGACCAGACCCCGATCGTCTCCGCCAGCGCCAACCAGGTCGTCATCGACTACGCGAACACCGGGCCCGACGCCCTCCTGAAGAAGGCTCTGGAGGGCGTGGACGCAGTCGAGGCCGCGAACGAGGACTTCGAGATCGACTCGTTCGTCGCCCGCAAGAACGTGCGCACCAAGATCCTCGGCGTGTCCGACACTCTTGGCCGCCCGCTCTTCCAGGCGTCCGCGAACCTCGCCGACCCGGTCGGCATGTTCCTCGGCCTGCCCATCCACTTCACGTCCGCTGTCGGCGGCTACGAGAAGGCCAAGGTCGAGGAGACCGCCGTCGTCATGGTCGGCGGCTCTTTCAAGAACAACCTGGTCATCGGCAACGTCATGGACATCGAGATGCGTCAGGCCCAGGAGTACGGCTTCGGCCACGACCTGTTCGCTCACAACGAGCGGGCGTTCCTCGCCGAGGCCATCTTCGGCTGGTGCATCCGCGACCCGAAGGCCTTCGCCGTTTTCAAGAAGAAGCCCTGATCCACAGGCCCGGGCGCGGTCCCCTGAGAATGATGGTGAGGAGGATGCTGGTATGACGGTTGCGACGCTGGAGGACGTGAAAGCGGCCCTTCTGCGGGACCCTGACCCTACGGATGAGGTCCCCTACGTGCAGCCGATGCTCGACTATGTTGAGGCCAGTATCCTCCTCACCGTCCCGGATGCCCTCGACCGGGCGAAGGCCAGGAAGCCTTACGAGACTGTCCTGAAGAGGATCGAGGCGGAGTGTGTGTGCCGTGTGCTGCGTGCCCCCGCCGGCGGTGTCCTGAAGTATGAGACCGAAGGCTCCTACACGTACAGTGTGAACACGGCGATCGCCTCCGGTCTGCTGGAGGTGCGTCCCGCGGAGATGGCTCTCCTAGTTGAGCACCCCGGCGGGTGGACCGCCATGACCGCCGAGGGCGACGGGTACCTCCAGTACCGGAGGGGCCTGCACCAGGAGGGCTCCTGGGTACAGACGACGGGCCGTCAGGATCCGCCGGACCCGCCGCCTTCCGACCTTGCCGGGGTGACCCCGTGGGGTGACTGGTGATGGCCGGGGCGTACAAGCCCCGGCGCCGCCGGTTCCTTGAGGACGGCCCCCACAAGGTCGAGGTGACGCCGATGGTCGTGGAGGGCGGGCCCACGGGCCGCCGCTACGTGCCCGGCACCCCCGTGGTCCTGGATAAGGTCTTCGTGCAGCCGTCCTCCGGGTCGGCTCTGCGCGCCAGTGAGACGAGGACCGTGGAGAAGGGCCTCTTCGACGAGACCGTGCGCGTCGTGTACGGGCGCGGACACTGGCCGGGCGGCCCCCACAGCAAGATCCGCGTGCTCATCGGCCCCGAGGGGGCAGACGACATCACCTACCAGCAGGCAGGCAGCGCCACCCAGTACGGGGCGTCCCCGATGACAGCTCACTACAAGGTCCGTATCGACGCGGTCGGGGTGGAGTCCAAGTGAGCGGCGACATCACCGTCTACGACGACGAGAAGACACGCGAGGACATTGCCGCCGTTGCCTCCAGGGAGCCGGAGTTCGCCGCCGCCGCCGCGAAGATCTTCGCCGAGGTGAAGGCGGAGGCCGCCGGCCACGTGCGCACCGGCCGCTTCCTCTCGAAGATCACGATGCACCAGGAGAAGGTGGACTGGCACATCGAGATCGACGACCTCGATTACGACTGGAACAGCGAGATGGGCCACTACGCCGGTAAGCGGGGGAAGCCCGGCCGGAAGTGGGTCAAGGGTACCGGCGTGTTCCGTAACGTCGTCAGCAGGCACGGGGGCTTCTGATGGGCAGGTACCTGGAGCACGTCCCGGTCATGCCGCTGACTCTCATGGTGGAGGCCACGCGCCTCGCCTGCAAGGGGGCGACTGTCCTGACGGAGGCGCAGGTCGATATCCGCCCCGACGTGGACGACACCGAGGGACCTCTTGTCGTCGTCCAGGTGTACTCCACCGACACCCTGGAGAACGGGCCGTTCGGTGCTGCGGCCCGTCTGCGGGTCCGCTGGTACGTGGTGCACCCTGACGCCCATACGGCCGAGTCCATGGCGCAGGCGCTGATGGTGGGGATGAACCGGATATGGCGTGACGGCACCCCTCTGGCCGGCGGGATGATCTCCTACCTGGAGATGGGGTACCCGTTCCTCGGGGGCCTCCAGTTCAACACGTCAGACTACAATGAGTTCAATGTCACCGCGGTGGCCGTGGTGCGCTCGACGACACGGGAAGGCTGAGAAATGGCGAACACCAGCAACGCCGACAATGAGATCCAGATCGCGGGCATGGGGCACGTCTACGTCGGTGACGTTGACGCCGCCGCCCCTGACCTGTGGTCGTACACCTTCGGTGACGGCACCACCCTGGAGTCCCAGGGATGGACGTGGATCGGTGACACGTCGTCCGAGAACCTCATCGAGTTCGAGACCGACGGTGGCGACACGTCCACGAAGGACACGTGGGACCGCAAGAACGCCCGCAGCACGCGTGCGACGAAGACGACGAACGTGACGATCTCGTCCGTGTCCATGAACGATGACACGATCAACATCGCGTTCCCCGGCTCGACCTATGTCGACTCCACCGACGGCTACGACCTGGTCCTGTCGGGCAGCATCGACAAGGCGATCCTGATCGTCATGGAGGAGGGCATGCTGGTCTCCGGTATCCTCCTGCGGAAGGTGAACCTGTCCGGTGACATGCCCACCCTCGACAAGGAGAACTTCACCGAGATCAAGATCAAGGGCGTCATCCTGACCCCGCCGTCCGGGCAGGCTTCGGTCCACTACCTCAAGCCCAGGACCGTGACCGGCACGTCCACCGCCGTCCCGACCATCACCAAGATGGAGCCGACCACCGGTAAGATCGGCGCGTCCGTGACCCTGACCGGCACGAACTTCGATGGCACCCGCAAGGTCTCGTTTGGTGGTGTCCGCGCCGTGTTCACGAAGAAGTCGTCCACGGTCATCACCTGCACCGTCCCCAGGGTCTCCCTGGGTGAGCACGAGGTCGCCGTCACTAACGGCAAGGGCCGCGGCGCCTCCGCCACGAAGTTCACGGCCACCGCCTGACGAGTCTCCTTCTGCCCGGGCCGCCTTGGTGTGCTCCCGGCCCGGGCGGAAGGAACCCATCCACGAAGGGGCACGCCAGCATAGGAGCACACTGTGGCAGACAAGAAGACAGAGGCGCCGCCGCCCGCGGAGTTCAGCGAGGTGGAGGGCCACGAGCTTCTCGTGGACCCGCGCACCCTGAAGCCCTCCCAGGCGATGCGGCTGCTCGCCGCCGCCGGTATCGAGCCCGGCGGCGACGTGACCCTCGACGTCGTCCAGCGGATGATGGAGGAGGTCGAGGAGTCCTACCTGACAGACGAGGAGGCGTACACGGCCTTCTACCGCAAGCACGGTCTCGGGAAGGTCATCGAGGTCGTCGGGGCGTTACTGGGGGAACTGCTCGGCGACGAGACCTGAGGCTCTTCCTCGACGAGAACCCGGATGCTGACGCCGACCTGTACGCCCTGTACGGTGTGGACGGCCGTGACACCAGCATCCGGGTGTCTCTCGTCGAGGGTCTCGTCGCCCGGCTCCCCTACGAGCCCAGGTCGCTGTGGCGGGCGCGGACCCTGCTCGGCGGCGAGAAGTGGTTCGGCTGGTCCGTGGCCGAGAGGCAGCGGGCCGACCTGACGGACGTGTCCGTGCTGACTCTGCGGGCCTGTGCGCAGCAGAAGGCCTCTCTGCGGCCTTCGGAGTATGCCCTGCGGCCGTCTCCGCCGTCCCAGCGGACCAGGATCTCGTCCTCTGACAGTCAGGGTGTCGCTGCTATACTCTCTTCTATAGGCTGACCTGATAGGTGGTGAACTGTGCCCAAGGGTATTGTCGGCAAGCTCGGCGTCAAGGTCGCCCCGGACCTCACGAAGTTCGCCCAGGAACTGAGGCAGAAGCTCAAGAAAGTCAGGGAGGCCACCGACTTCGACCTGCCTGTCGGCCTCGTCCTCGACGACGGGGACGTCAAACAGATCCAGGAGCGCATCAAGCGCCTCGACGCCACCACGAAGATCAAGGTCGCCCTGGACAAGACGTCCCTTAAGAAGGCGCAGGACCAGATCAAGCGCCTCGACGCGACAGTCAAGGCGAAGGTACGGCTCGACGACGCCTCCTACAAACGCGCCCAGGAACGCATCAAACGCCTGGGCGGGGCGTCCGCTTCACCGAAGGTCAAGCCGAAGGTCGAACGCAAGTCCCTGACCGAGGCCTGGAAAGCCTTCAGCGAGGCCGACACGAAAGTCATCCCCCGCCTCGACAAGGCCGGGATGACCCGGATCCGTGAGCAGCTACGCCGCCAGGACTGGCCCACCGCGGAGATCAAACCGGTCCTGGACACAAAGAAGGTCAAGGCCCAGGAGCAGGCGCTCGACAAGGGCGGCGTGAAGATCCGGCTCAGCCTGGACGAGACCTCCTACAAGCGCGTACAGGCGCGCATCAAGAAACTGGGTGAGAAGGTGAAGATCCACCCTCACCTGGACGAGTCCGACTACCGCAAGATCAAGCGGAAACTCAGCCGCTTGGACACGAAGGTGACCGTGAACGCGGACGCGGACACGGGCAAGGCCAGGGCGAAGTTCGCGTGGCTGGGGCGCCGACGGTACGTCCACTTCCAGGCTGTCGCGGACAGTGCGGCTCTGGCGAAGGTGGAGGCCTACTTCAGCCGCCTGTCCGGCTACCGGGCCCTGTCCGACTGGGCGCGGCAGGCGAAGGACGTTGTCGAGAACATGGACAAGCTTGCGCTGACCATGGGTGTGGTGGTGTCCGGCGCCCTGGCCATGGGGTCCGCCGTAACGGCCCTGGTGGGGACCCTGGGGGCGCTGCTGCGTGTCCTGGCCGGTATCGTCCCGGCGGGCCTGGCCCTGCCGGGTATCTTCATGGGGATGGCGACCGGGGCCGCCACCCTGATTCTTTCCTTGAAGGACGCGAAGGATCACCTGGAGGACGTGGGTGACGCGTTCAAGGAGGTGCGGAAGAACTTCTCCGCCGCGTTCTGGTCTGAGGCCGAGGGCGCGATCCGTTCGCTCGCCTCCGATGCGATGCCGATCCTGAACACCCAGTTGGCTGAACTGGCTAGGGCGCAGGGGCAGTGGACCGCCGCAGTCGCGAACGCGGTTCACGGGCACCTGCCGCAGCTGGAGGCGTCCCTGGTGAACACGGCCGAGGGCGCCAGGAGGGCCACACGCGGGTTCGGGTCGTTCGCTGAGGGCCTGGTGACGATCGGCGAGGTCGGCTCCAGGTACCTGCCTCGCCTGGCGGACTGGTTCTCCGACCTGGGTGACAAGTTCGCCGCCTGGGCGCACCGGGCGGCCGGGGACGGCAGTATCGAGGCCGCGATCTCCCGGGGTGCGGAGGCTGCCCGCCGTGCCGGCCGCATCATGCGTGACCTCGGGTCCGCGATCGCCGGCGTGTTCAGGGCCGCCGACAAGGGCGGGTACACGATCGAGCGGGCCGAGAAGAGCATCAACGGGTTCGCGAAGGCCCTCAACAGCATCAAGGGTCAGACGATCCTGGCGAACATCTTCGCGGGCGCCGCCGGCGGCATGAACGCCCTGACCGAGGCCCTACGGAGGTCTAGTGATGACGTTGTCGCCTTCTCGTGGACGCTGAGGAAGTCCATGGTTGACGGGGCGATCGCCGCGGGGAACGCCTGGCAGTTCCTGGCGAAGGTGCTTGGGAGCCGCGAGTTCGGGACCGGTGTCGCGAACTTCTTCGCCGGCCTGAACAAGGGGCTGACGTCGTTGCAGGGGGCTGCCCCGCAGGTGGGCCAGTTGCTGGGGTCGATCCTGACGCTGGGTGGGGCCCTGGCTGGCACGGTGGGGAAGGTTCTGGCGAAGGCGTTTGAGAAGCTTGGGCCGCCGGTGTCGCGCCTGCTGGAGGCGCTCGCTCCCTTGGCTACTGCTCTGGGTGACTGGCTGGTGGCCGCTATTGAGAAGCTTTCCCCGTTCATCACGAAGCTGATTGATGATTTCCTGATCCCGCTTATCAACAAGCTTACGGAGTCTCCCGGTCTTGTGACAGGTCTGGTGGTCGCGTTCCTCGGTTTCCATGCGGTCCTGGGGATGCTGCCGGGCCTGCTGTCCCTGGCCTCGACCCTGGTGCCGATCCTAACGAGTGTCGAGGGGCTCGGGCCAGCCCTGCTGGGTGTCATTGGGCCGGCCGCTCTCGTGGTTGCCGCCATCATGGCTCTCGTGGCCGTGTTCGTGCTGCTGTGGACGAACAGTGAGATATTCCGTGACGCGGTCACCCGCCACTGGGGGCAGGTCAGGAACGCCATCGGGGAGGCCGTGACCGCCGTGACTGACTGGGTAAACAACGAGCTCGTGCCCGCGTTCTCCGGCTGCTGGGAAGCGATCAGCCAGTTCTGGCAGGAGTTCGGTCTACCGATGTTCCAGTCGATCGACGCGATGATCGAGTGGCTGGAGCCTATCTGGAACGGCCTGTGGAACGGCATGAAGGACATCGTGATTGGTGTCTGGGAGATCATCAAGGGCATCGTGACCGGCGCCCTCCAGATCATCCAGGGCAACTTGCAGGTGTTCCTCGGTATTCTTAACGGCGACTGGTCCGAGGTGTGGGAGGGCATCCAGAACATCACCTCCGGCGTGTGGTCGCTCATCTCCGGGATCATCAGTGGTGGCGTCCATATTGTGGTTGGCCTGTTCCAGTGGTTAAGCACGATAGTGTGGACGATCATGACGACGCTGTGGCAGGTTGTTGCGTCGATCGCCCGCACCGGGTGGACGTTCACTCTGAACGCCATCCGGATGGGTGTGACTGGTGCGATCAACCTGATCAGGAACTTCCCGGACATGGTTAGGCGGTTCTTCTCCAACGCCGGCCAGTGGCTGATCCAGGCCGGCCGTAACCTGATCAGCGGGTTCATCAACGGTATCCGCGGCATGTTCGGGCGGGTGAGTTCTACTCTGGGTGGTTTGACGAGGATGCTGCCCCGTTGGAAGGGGCCGGCCCCTGTGGACCGGCGTATTCTGCGGCCGGCGGGGCGCCTTCTGATCAAGGGCCTGGTGACAGGTATTGAGGAGGAGGAGCCGTCCGTGAAGGCGTCTCTGCGTGGCTTGACGGGCCGTATCGGTGACATGACCGTGAACCATGAGGTGGATGGTGGCGGGTTCGCGAAGAGCGGGGCGTCTGTGACGATCAACCAGTACAATCCTGTGCAGGAGTCCGACTCAAGTATTCGAGACAAGGTGGCGTCCGGCATCCGCCTGGCCGCGGCCCTGTGAGAGAGGAGCCGTAATGGCTGCGTACACGTTCAACGGGAAGACCCTCGACGAGGGGGCGCCGGGCTGGGCCGTCATCTCTGAGATGTATCAGGCGGCAACCAGTGTCGGCGAGTACCTGCCGCAGCTGCTGCCCGGGAAGCAGTCCACGATTGTCACCTCCCCCTGGAACTACTCGCCCCCGGAGCAGAGGACCATTCTTGCCGTGGACGGTGGTGTCGGGGAGAGTGACGAGGCGTGGTGGCGGCTTCAGAGGTTCCTGTCACCGATGCGGGCCGGCGTCACCCTCGGCACGAAGGTGGGTGCGGAGGCCGTGGATGCTCCCGCCCACCTTGACAGCGTCCGGGTTCTCGGCCCGGACGGCTCCGGGAAGACGCTCGTCCTGACGGGCTTCACTGTGGATGACTACGGGATGCGTGCGTCGGCCGCTAAGACCGAGGAGGCTGGGGCCGGCAAGTTCGCTGGCTCGACCAGGCCGATCACGGAGGCGCTCATCTGCTTCACCACATTCAAGTCCGGCGTGTCCCTGGGTGACTGGGGGAGCGGACGCTACCTCTACTGGTTCGGTGACCCGCGCGGGTACGCGAACCTGAACATCGACACGGCCAGGAGGCTCGCGTTCCTTTCAGCCAAGCCGTTCGACTTCCGTGACGGCGTCGATGCTAGCGCGGGCCTCGTGCTGGAGGATGAGTGGATGCTTTTGCCCGGCGGTGACGGGAATATCGGGTTCTCTGGTGTAGGGGTTAAGGTGCGGGCGCGCCCCTACCTGAGGTGACAGTAGTGGCGTCGGAGTACTACATTGGTGGCGTCCCCCTGGATGACCCGGCGGGACGCTGGTTCGTGACGTCTGAGACGCTGCTGCCA